ACATAGCGGAGAGTAATGGTCACTGTACGTTTGCACTGTGGACTAAGCGAGTTGACATAGTGCGTCCGAACAGGCATCATGTACCTGAGAATATGATTCTTGTTTACAGTAATCCGAAGATTGATCGCGTGATGCGTAAGCCACCTCGTGGTTTTCATCGCGTGTTCAACAACGTCACGACAAAGTATCGTGGTGACGCTAACTGCACGGGGCAGAAGTGTATCGACTGCCAGTTGTGCTACAAGTTCGACACGGCATCAGTCATTGTCGAGCACGTTAAGTAGTTAAATGCGTTTAACATTTAAGGAGAAATATCATGGGTTGGAGAAATAGTTACATTGAAGTAACCACAGAGATTGATCTTAATAATTATGACGAAGAGATCATGGAGTACGTGGAGCCTGACAACATCAGTGATGCCCTCGACATGATGGAGGGTTGGGGCTACAGTGATGGTGACATTCTTGAGCATATGCTTGAGGGTATGGATGACTCTTTGTTCTTGGAGAAGGTGTCGAACATACTCACGGTGGAGACTGCACTGCAACTGGTCAAGGATGTGTACCAGTTTGGTCATGAGATTCAGGTGCGTAACCTGACTGCCAAGGAGAACCAGATCAAGGAGTTGAAGCAGAGAGTTGACGATCTGTTGGCGTTGAACCATACTGTAATCACCGAACAGAAGGAGGAGACTACACATGAGTCCTGATCTACTGGTAGAGCTGCGTAACTTCAGACAAAACTTGCGTGATCTGAAGGCTGACAACCTGAGACAGATGCGTAAGTACAAGCGTGATAGGTTTGATACTAGCTTAGGATCTTTCATGCACGGCATGGCCTTGGGTAAGACAGCGGCGCTGGAACACCTTGATCGAATGATAAGTGTGTTGGAGGGAAGCAATGATACACAGAACGTTTGACACAGAACTTGACTGCCCGTGGATGACAGTATGTGCCACGGTCAAGTATTCGTTTGACGAGACGACAGGTATGGTTGATGATTACTTCATCCGAGTACGTGGTCAGCCTGTTACTGATTGGTTCAACTCGTCTTACATTTATGATCTTATTGCAGATGACATGGAGGAGAGAAGCTGATGGTAGTTGTATTCGACAACAAGTATCCAGAGTATGCAGCACCGTGTGAACGGCCTGTGCTTCAGAAGCTGGTAGACATATGCCTGTGGGATGATGGTAAGGTGTCTATCTGGGACGGTGAAGAGCTGGCTGTGCAGGGGTGTAGTAACAAACTACACATCCTGAAGAACCTAGCGCAGACTGACATGGATCAGCTTGAGGCATACGACAAGGACGGTAACTGTCGTGGGTGGTTCTCGTTGATCTACAACAACGGCTCTGAGCGTGAGCCTATGATTGTAATCTCTGACTACAGCGTAAACGACTGGACGGAGAACGTGTACCGTAAATTAGACGAAGCCTTTGGAGGTGTTGAGGTATGACGTATCACATAATGCCTGATGAAGACTTTGGTAAACATGACATGGAAATATGGAGGAAAGTCAAAAGGTTAGGTGACTTCAAACCAGAGGATGGAGTGAAGTATGTCGTGCGAAAGGGCGTCAAGAAGAAACCCTTTGACAAGTGGACTATCTACGAAGGTGTCAATGGTAAGCTAGTGCCTACTAACTTCTGTTACATTTATGAACTAACCAATCTCTTAGGGAGCGACATAGGGTGAGAGACGGTATGACACACGCGCAGATAGCAGAGGTGTTGGGCATCTCGCGTGAATCAGTACGCAACATCGAACGCAGAGCACTGTGGAAACTCAAACGATCAGGTAAACTGGAACAGTTTTTGTGTTTACTTGAGATGGAAGTTGAGGAGTACTATGGTGAGCAGGGACGGAGAGTTAAACAGTGTGAATAGTACATTACCTTTTTCTTTTGAAATGTGTTATACTCTCTATATAGATAACTAAGTATTAATATTATTACTAATACTATTACTAATACATAGGAACTACATATGACTAAAGACCAGATGATTGAGGAGCTAGTTGAATATGGTGTGTTTCACGTACCAGCCAGCACGTTGATGAATATGTTTATCCAGAGTCAGCGTGAGTTGTTATCTGAACTCAGCGAAGAAGAGATAACTGAGCAATACACCAGTCTGTTTGGAGAAGAGGAGTCGATACACTGATGGCATTCGTAAAGCTACACCAAGAGTGCGATGACTGTGGTTCTAGTGATGCGTTGTCTTACAACGAGGATGGATCCAGTTATTGTTTTGCTTGTGCTAAGTTCACCCCGTCAGAGGCCACAGGAGGCTCTGTGAGCAACATTAAGGAACGAGTAGTGCCCGGACAAGGGTTCGACAAAGCGGCCTTCACAGAGCCATACAGAGGCTTTCAGGACAGGGGTCTAACTGCCGATACCATGTCGGCATACTCAGCCCAGCAGAAAGCTGGCAATGTATTGTTTGGTTATCACACACCACAGGGTGAGCTAGTGGCGGTGAAGACTAGGTATCCAGACAAGCAGTTCAAGATTGGTGGGGACTGGAAGAAGGCTGGACTGTATGGTCAGCATCTGTTCCCTACTGGTGGTCAATACATAACCGTAGTGGAGGGAGAGTTCGATGCCTTGGCAGCCTATCAAATGTTTGGTGGCAAGTATCCTGTTGTGTCTATTCGTAATGGTGCCCAAGGTGCTGCTGCTGATTGCCGCAGAGCCTACGACTTTCTGGATCAGTACGATCATATTATCTTTTGCTTTGACAACGACGATCATGGCCGCGCTGCTGCTCTAGAATGTGCTGATATCTTTGGTGGCAAGTCTAGGATCTATCATCATGGTGAGCACAAGGATGCATGTGACTACCTGCTGAACGCAGACAAGGATGAGTTTGTTAAGCGATGGTGGGCAGCGAAGACCTACACACCTGATGGCATGGTGATGTTGGGTTCTCTACGTGAGGCGTTGAAGAAACCCTTGGAGGAGGCAGAGGTACGCTACCCATACAAGGGACTTGACGACATGACGTTTGGTGTACGTCCGACTGAGCTTGTCACCATCTGTGCTGGCTCTGGTCTAGGTAAGTCTACGTTCATGCGTGAGCTAGTGTTCTCCATACTTGGGCAGACCAACGACAGGGTGGGACTAGCCTTCCTTGAAGAGACACCAGACAGGACAGCGCGTGGTCTAGTAGGACTACAGATCAACAAGCCTATCCACCTTCCGGGCTGTGACTACTCAGCCAGTGAGGTAGACCAAGTGTTCGACAGCCTTGACCTTGATGACCGTGTTGTGCTGTGGGATACCTTTGGCTCCAACAAGATAGAGAACGTGTTGGCTAGGTTCAGGTATCAGATCAAGGTGCTGGGTGTTCAGTACATTGTGCTGGATCACATCTCAATACTGGTGTCGGATCAGGACAACGGTGATGAACGTAAGGCTATCGACGAGATCATGACCAAGCTACGTATGTTCTGTCAGGAGATGCGTGTGTGTATGTTTGTTGTGTCACACCTGAAGCGGCCTGATGGTAAGGGACATGAGGACGGTGCATACACCAGCCTTGGACAGCTACGTGGTTCAGCAGCGATAGCACAGCTGAGTGATATCGTGTTAGGATTAGAGCGTAACGCACAGGCAGAAGATCCTATGGTACGTAACACCACCAACGTGCGTGTACTCAAGAATAGATTCAGTGGCATGACAGGCCCAGCTACGTCGCTGATGTATAACAAAGATACGGGGAGACTCTCAGAGGTATTTGAATGAGATGTGTAGCTTGTGATAAGGTGTTAAGTAACTACGAACTGACCAAGAAGTTTAGTGTTAGTGGTGAGTTTGTTGATATGTGCAACGAGTGTAGTCGATTCCTTGTTGATGATGACTTGACAGCGGTAGGTAATCTAGACTATGCTGACTTATATGATCTTGAGGAGATTAAATATGTCGAAGATGAGCAGTTGGATTATGGCACAAGAACAGAATATGGAGATGAGGGAGAATGGTTATGAACTCTCAAGTAGACAAACGCTTGATCTCGCCTACTACGAATACTGTGTTTATAGACATAGAGGCAGACGGCCTGAACCCTACGAAGATACACTGCGTGGTTACAAAGAGATCGAACGAAGCTCACTTGATCCACTTATCTAGACGGAGTCTGATGGATGAACTGGCAAAGGGTGGATCGATATGCGGGCATAACCTTATTGGGTATGATGTTCCTGTCCTTAACAGGCTATGGGGTACACGCATTCCAGAATACAGAGTTGTGGACACACTCGTACTTTCTCGTTTGTTTCATCCCGATTTGGATGGTGGTCACAGCCTCGCTGCTTGGGGAACTAGGCTCGGGTTTCCTAAAGGTGAGCATACGGATTGGGAAGAACTCTCTGATGAAATGGTGGAGTACTGCAAAAGAGATGTTGACGTAACCGAACGTCTGCACAATGCGCTCATGTCACAGATGCAGATGTTTGGATTCACTAAACATTGTGTTGATCTGGAACACAGCGTTGCGTTTATCTGTAGGGATCAGGAAGAGAACGGGTTTGAGTTTGACAAGGACGGTGCAGTCAAGCTGTACGACGAACTGATTACCCGTATGACTAGGATAGAGAACGACCTACAACAAGTGTTCCCACCCATAGTAGAGGAGAGGTACAGTGACAAGACAGGTAAGAAACTCAAGGACAAAGTTACGGTATTCAATGTCGGTAGTAGACAACAAATTGCAGAGCGGCTTGTTGGCAAGGGTGCTGTGTGGAAGGAACTCACTCCCGCAGGAAAACCGAAAGTCGATGAGGCGACACTTAAAAAGCAGACTCACATTCCAGAGGCAAAGATCATACTACGTTATCTTCTCTGCCAGAAACGAGCCTCTCAAGTTGACTCGTGGATTAAAGCAGTTGGCGAAGACAAGAGAATACATGGCAGAGTCAGGCACATCGGCGCTGTCACCGGACGGATGGCGCACTCCTCTCCGAACATGGCTCAAGTGCCTGCTGTAAGGGCTGAGTATGGTAAGCAGTGTCGTGAGCTGTTCACCGTTCCAGAAGGCCGTGTTCTTGTTGGTGCTGATGCCAGCGGTCTTGAACTACGTATGCTTGCACACTACATGGATGATGAATCCTACACCAACGAGATACTATCAGGTGATATACACACAGCTAACCAGACAGCCGCAGGACTAGAGACAAGAGATCAGGCTAAGACATTCATCTATGCGTTCCTGTACGGTGCAGGTGATGCGAAGATAGGCAGTGTCGTAGGAGGCAGTGCCGCACACGGTAAGCGTCTCAAGGCAGCATTCCTAAAGAACACACCTGCGCTGGCAAAGCTGCGGTCAAAGGTTATGACTGATGCAGAGACAGGGTTCTTAACTGGACTGGATGGCAGACGTATACGTGTACGATCACAACACGCAGCACTCAACACACTACTGCAAGGTGCCGGTGCTGTAGTGATGAAGCAGGCCATCGTCATCCTGTATGATTTGTTGGAACGTGTTAACTTCAAGCTGGTTGCACAGGTACACGATGAGTGGCAGATAGAATGCAAACCAGAAGATGCAGACTTCATTGGTAAGTCTTGCGTCAACGCAATGGTATTCGCAGGTGAACTCCTGCAACTGAACTGTCCGCTGGACGGAGAGTATAGAGTTGGTACTAGTTGGTGCGATACTCACTAGCACAATTCTATTTTATGTGGTATAATATTATGGTAAGTTTAATCAACGGAGATATTTCGTATGTCTAATGAAGCACCCAACGTAATGGTAAAGTGTGACTTGTTCTGGCCTAACCTGACTCACAAGAATGAGTTAGCTGGTAAGTACACAGTTGATCTTGCCAACCTTTCTGACGCTGCGGTCATTGCGTTGGAAGACATGGGTATCAGTATCAACAACAAAGGAGATGAGCGTGGATCGTACATCACCTGTAAATCTAACAACAAGTACCGAGCATTCAACCCAGACGGATCTGAGATGCTCATCAAGGGACGCACACCCCGAGACGACATGGACGACCCAGAAGCGGGAGTCATTGTGGGTAATGGTTCCAAAGCCAAGTGCCTCATCGGGTATTACGATTGGGAGTACCTCAAGAAGAAAGGTCGTAGTGCCACACTCAAGCGTCTTGTGATTGATGAGGTTGTAGAGTACGCACCGGAAGTCGAAGAGATGGAAGCTCTGTGATACTGATTGATGGTGATATGTTGGTATACCGTGTAGGGTTTGCCTGTGACGAAGAGACTGAAGACGTTGCAACGCAGACCCTAGACAACTACCTGTCCGAGATGGTCATGGATTTGTCTAAGCACTATACATCCAGCATTGTGTACCTAACGGGTAAGGGTAACTTCAGGGACGAGGTTGCCGTTACCCTACCCTACAAAGGTAATCGTTCTGACAAGCGAGTACCAGTACACAAGAATCTGTTACGTGAGTTCATGGTGTCAGAATGGAACGCACAGGTTGTCAATGGCATGGAAGCTGATGATGCTATTGCAATGAAAGCGACTGAGCTAGACCACGATGTTATTATCTGCTCACTAGATAAAGACTTCAAACAGATCCCTTGCCGTATGTATGACTACACCAAGAAAATGTTAAATGCATTTAACAAAGAAGATGCTATGCGCTGGTTGTACAAGCAGGCGCTGATGGGTGACAGGGTTGACAACATCCCCGGCATCCACGGTATCGGTCCTAAGAAAGCAGACAAGATCATTGACCCATGCACAACAGAGTGGGAGTGTTACAGTGCTTGTCTTACTAACTATTGGGACAACGATCTGGATGAAGACAGACTGATGGAGAGTCTACAGCTTCTGTATCTATTACGCTCAGACGATGACAAGTATGAGAAGCCCAGTGAAATATGATTCCAAGTTTGAGAAAGCAGCACATGAGATTATGCAGTGCTGCGAGTATCACCCAGAACAACGCATCTTTTATCTTGTTCCTAAGCACTATGAGCCTGACTTTGTTTACACAGACCGTGGTAAGACTGTCTACATAGAAGCAAAGGGGAGGTTCCGTACATCCGAGGAGGCGCGTAAGTATGTCATCATCGCAGAGACACTTGGGCCAAAGGAGGAGCTGGTATTTTTGTTCCAACGTCCCAAGACACCAATGCCGGGATCCAAAAGACGAAAGAACGGTACACGCTACACAATGGCAGAGTGGGCAGACAAGCAAGGGATCAGATGGTACACACTTGAAACAATACCAATCATATGGTCAAAAGGATGGACAAAATGACTAGACACCTAGTGATACCTGACACTCAGATTAAACCAGATCATCCTATCGATCATATGGTTTGGGCAGGACGCTACGCTGCTGCTACCAAGCCTGACGTTATCATACATCTGGGGGACCATTGGGATATGCCATCGTTGTCATCGTATGACGTTGGTAAGAAGTCGTTTGAAGGTAGACGTTACTCTGCTGATGTTGAAGCAGGCAACGAAGCTATGCAGGTATTCATGGACTGCATCAGAGCAGAGCAGTCACGTATGCGTAGGATGAAGAAGAAGGTATGGAAGCCTCGTCTTATCTTTACTCTAGGTAATCATGAGTACCGCATTGAACGTGCCGTGGAGAACGATGCAAAGCTAGAAGGACTGATGAGTTATGAGGATCTCAATCTCAGGGGCTGGGAAGTGTATCCGTATCTTCAGCCGCTTATTGTGGACGGTGTTGCTTATTGCCACTTTTTCACTAGCGGTGTCATGGGCAGGCCAGTCACTAATGCAAAGCTACTGCTCCAAAAGAAACATATGTCATGCATCATGGGACACGTACAAGACAGAGATATTGCATTCGACAGAAACGCAGCCGGTAAACGAATGACTTCTCTGTTTGCTGGCATCTACTATCAGCATGATGAGGAGTACCTTAACCCACAGACTAACGGATCATGGTCTGGTCTTTGGGTACTGAACGAAGTAGACAACGGCACATTTGATGAGATGCCTGTATCTATGACATACCTGCGGGGGAAGTACGGTGCTAACTCTTGACGAAATACTGGAACGAATAGCGTCACGCTATGATGAAGTAACTATCATGGAGGCGTTAGAGATTACGTCTGAAGAGTTAGTTGAACGGTTCGCTGACAAGGTGAACACAAACAGTTGGAAGTTTGATTTAGAAGAGGAACACTATGAGTAACGAGTGGACTACTTATACAGACGACAGCATCAACAATGCAACTCCTGAACAGTGGGACAAAGCAAGCAAGACGGTGTACGGTAAGCTATCACACCCAAGCAACGTAGCTACCCAACGTCAAGTAGGTGGCAATCATTACAACAAGTATGAGATACAACCAGTTGATTTTATTCTTGCGAACAAGTTGGATTGGTGCGAGGCCAACGCAGTAAAATACATTACCCGCTGGAAAGATAAGAACGGAGTAGAGGATTTACGTAAAGCTATCCACTACATTGAAATGCTAATACAGCGAGAGATAGGATGAAAATAGTTGAAGGTAATTTTGTAAGGAAAAAAGACGAAGATGTTAAAACCTCTGAGTTCCTAGCAGCACTGGCTATGCGTAGTGCTGAATACGAGAAGGAAAAAAGAGAGATTAAATGCGTTGTTGTCATGTACGAAGACGGTGAAGTGTTTGAACTAACAGCCACCGAACAATACCCTGATGGTGTATACTTACTACTTGGCCTAGCTAAAGCAGCAATAGAAAACGAAACATTAGGAATTACTTAGTGGATGGATAGCCCCTGTATAAAACAATGCAAGCTTATTAATAATAAATGCACAGGGTGTAACAGAACAGTAGAAGAAATAGTTAACTGGACAAGATACACAGACCAACAAAGGAGTAACATCATTGGACGCTTATCAACAATACATACACAAAAGCAGATACGCACGATACCTACCAGACGAGAATCGTAGGGAAACATGGGAAGAAACAGTCAATCGGTATGTCAACTACTGGGTAGACAAAGCAGACCTCAACGACTTTGATGTAGCAGAGCTGTTCAAAGCTATACATGATCTAGATGTAATGCCTTCTATGCGAGCATTAATGACTGCAGGTGAGGCACTAGATCGTGACAACGTAGCAGGGTTTAACTGTAGCTATCTTCCTATTGATCATCCCAAAGCATTTGATGAGATGATGTACGTGCTTATGTGCGGTACAGGCGTAGGCTTCAGCGTTGAACGGCAGTACATTGCAAAGTTGCCAGAAGTAGCGGAGACATTCCATGAAACCGATACAGTTATTAATGTTGCAGATTCGAAGATCGGATGGGCGAAATCGTTTAGGGAGCTGGTATCATTGCTGTACTCAGGTCAGATTCCCCAATGGGACATTAGCAGAGTACGACCTGCAGGTGCCACACTCAAGACTTTCGGAGGCCGTGCAAGTGGTCCTGAGCCTCTCGTCGATCTCTTCAAGTTCACAGTTGAACTCTTTCAAGGAGCTTCTGGACGACGCCTTACGTCCATTGAATGCCACGATCTTTGCTGCAAGATTGCTCAAATCGTCGTCGTCGGAGGGGTCAGACGAAGCGCTCTCATCAGTCTCAGCAACCTCACAGACGACAGACTCAGACGATGTAAGCATGGACAGTGGTACATAGATGAACCACAACGAGGGTTAGCTAATAACTCAGCGTGTTACACAGAGAAGCCTGACTTTGAGGCATTCTTAAATGAATGGACAAGTTTGTATGAATCGAAATCCGGAGAGCGAGGCGTCTTTTCTAGAGTGGCTAGTCAAAAACAAGCTGCAAGAAATGAGCGAAGAGATGCTACCTATGATTTTGGAACTAATCCATGTAGTGAAATCATCCTCCGACCCTATCAATTCTGCAACCTATCAGAAGTTGTTGTCAGGTCAACCGATACGCTCGCAAGCCTCAAACGAAAAGTACGTATTGCAGCTATCCTTGGAACTCTACAAGCTACGTTAACTGACTTTCGTTATCTACGTAACGTGTGGAAAACAAACACAGAGGAAGAAGCACTGTTGGGTGTAAGCCTTACGGGTATCATGGATCATCCTATCCTGTCAGGACGAGAAGACAAAGCTAAACTAAAGAAGTGGCTTACGGAGATGCGTAATGAAGCTATTGTTACCAACGAGCAATGGGCTAAGAGACTGGGGATTAAACCTTCTGTCGCTATTACTGCGATTAAGCCTAGCGGTACTGTTAGTCAGTTGGTCGATAGCGCTAGTGGTATCCATCCTCGTTATAGCACACAGTACATTCGACGAGTACGCGCAGATGCTCGTGATCCATTATGCTCCGTGTTAGAGGCCGCTGGTGTCCCTGTGGAGGACGATCTAATGTCCCCTAGTACACGGGTATTCAGCTTCCCTATCGCGTCTCCTGAAGGCGCTGTGACAGCTTCAGACATGGGTGCTATGGAGCAGTTGGATCTGTGGGAGATATATCAGGACTACTGGTGTGAACACAAGCCGTCAATGACCTGCTACTATCGTGACAATGAGTTTCTAGAGGTGGGACAGTGGCTGTACAACAAGTTTGACAAGGTGTCAGGTATCTCTTTCCTACCCTACTCAGACCACACGTACCAGCAGGCACCTTATGAACCTATAGACAAGAAGACATACAACCAGTTAGTTAAGGACTTCCCAAAGGAAATATCGTGGGATATAGAAGAGGCCAGCGATAT